TCTTCCAGCGACGTTTCATTGAGATCAACTGCCGTTGTCGGTTCGTTGGCTACGGTGCCGCCAGAAACGAGCGCATGGTTGGTCGCCATAAGAGCGAGGCCATCACCCGCAACGTAGGTGGCATTGAAGCCATTATTAAGCGGATACACAGCCTTCACCTGCTTGGTGTAAGCCATGGCCCGCGCCAGCGCCTTGGTATAACGAGACGAAAGACTATCGTAGAGATTGTCTTCCATGGCCTCCTCGGTGATCGAGAAGCCCATCGCGATGGTCTCGTGGTCGTAACGCTGAGTGAAGGCTTCCTGCGCGTTATCGTAGGAAATGCCGTCGCCCTCGTCCTTGACCGGAGCCGCACCGAAGCCGCTAAGCTTGGTCTCTTCTTCGAACGAACGCTCCGAAGATTCACTGGAGTAAATCTCAGAATGCTCGTCCATGTACTTTTTGTACTCAAGCCCGAATAAGGCGTTGAGGCCGGGAAGTAGTTCCTTGAGCAGATTAGCTCTTGAAATGCCTGCCATGCTACATGCTCCCCTTACAAGCCTTCGATGTTTTCGACGCGGCTCGTATTCAGCCGGACGATAACATCAGTGAAAGCATCACCCACGGCGTTCGCTGGCACGACTTGATTTCGATTGAAATCAACCAAACGAACAGGGAGGGTATTTGTGGTATTGCCCGTGTTGCCGTCTAAGGCAATTTTGGACATTCCGATGGCAGTGTTACCCGCCGTCTGAACCACGGAGAAGTTGAGCCCGACAGATGCCCGCACCACAGATTCATCTGACTGAATCGTGTAAAGCATGGTGGGGTCATCGCAGACATAGGCGTAGGCGTCAGACGCCGCCGTCGATGCCAGCCACATATTGGAATGCAGCTTGTAGCCGAGAGTTGGATCGGTATAGGAACAACCGAGGAAAACCCCAAGGGGTGCCCCGGAATTGGTCGTGGTCAGTTTCTCAACCGTACCAGCCGTGACGATGTGAACAATGTCACCATAGAAGATGCTGGTCGTATACGTGTCAGTGATCAGATACTGACGCGTGATACCGGAGTTGTTTCCTCCTCCGACGAGTGAGCGAACTGGGCGCAGACCATAAGGTGCAGCAACTGCTGACATATGATTACTCCAATTTTAGCCGCCGCGTGGGCGACCTTTGCCAAAAGAAACCTCCGTCTTCCGTTCCGGTTTAAGGAGCGGCATACGAGGGTCATTTTCACGCATGAAGTTGTTGTCAACGCTGTCCATTTGCGCCCTGTTCTGTTTCGCGTAATACTTTTCGCGAGCAGCAACCATTTCACTCGACGCCCGACACAACATGAGACCACCGATTTCGATGGTGCCGTTTATGTTGCCCTTGTCAGAAGAGACCAGCATGATTTCTGGATAATCTTCGGCGAGGCACATCTCCCAGCCTTCCCGCATCCGCATGGACATATTTCGCGGATCAGCCTCGTTAAGCGTGGAGGCTCTGATCCAACGATGTCTGTAACCATCGCGGGGAAGGGGGTCTGGAAGATTGGAGGGTGGTCGATACTGAAACTCTTGGGGTTCACGTTCAACGTTTTCGCGGGACTCCGGCCCGGTGCGCTCAGCCATTACTAGCCATCTCCTTGGCAACTTGTGCGGCGTATTGTTCTAAAGTTAGCCCAAGCCGTTTAGCGAGTACGACTTGAGTGGACGTAAGCTGCACTTTGCGCGGGGCTTTGCCTCCCCGTGTAGGCGCGGCCACAGGGGCCGATTTTCGGGCAGTCGCAGCAGGTCGTCCTTCGTCCTGCCCGAAGTAATCAGGAAACGCTGCATGAAGCGTATCGTTGATTTTGGTGTAATACTCGTCGTGAACGGTGGGGTCGTACCCCTCCTTGACGAGCTTTTCATGAAGCCCCAGAGCCAGCCCGGTCATATGTTCGTTGCCGGGGGCTTGGAACCATGGATTTTCACGCAGCCACGATGTCGCCTTTTCGTCGGGCGGCGTAATACGGGGCTGCTCATAAGCAACGGGGGCAGTTTCCTGTGGTCGTTCCGCCTGAGTATGAGTGGCAGGCGGTCTGGCAGGACGGGTGATGCTTTCAACGTATAAGGCGCTCATCCGCTTCTGCGCTGCGATCAGCCCTTCACTGTCCCCGTTTTCGTAGGCGAGCTTGTAGTCAGACTCAGCCTTTTCCAAAAGTTCGGCGTTCTTTTCGTTAAGGGTCTGGCTTAACGTCTGGTTCTGATTGTCGAGCGCAGACTTTAAGGCGTTGTTTTCCCGCGCCACCTGCTCAGCAAATTTAATCGCTTCTTCGTTCTGCCGATGAGCGGATTCACGTTGCCGACGCTCTTCATGATACTGGTACGAAAGCTGCTTGATGCGCTTCTGAGCGCCTTCGCCGTATTCATCAATCTCCTTCTTAAGCTCTTCGCTATCGGGATCGATGATTTCTGCCTTGGCGTCGGGCTTGGCGCGGCGGTCCCCCGGCGGGACATCATCCACGACTTCAATTTCAAACTCTGAATCTTCGTCGGTTGGTTTTTGAACGTCCTTCGGGTCCGGAAGGGCGGGGAGCTTGTCGTCGTTGACGAAATTAACCGGGGTGTCTTTTTCGAAAAGGTCTGTCTGACGTGTTGACATTATGTCCGTCCGAACCCACGGGGATCGTCAATCGTCCCCAGAACCTGATCGTCATTCACGACCCGAAACTCTTGCCCATGAATTTTGAAACGGGTGCCTTTATATGCGCCCAGCAGAACCACATCGCCGACCTTGCACCACGGCTCCTTGAAACGGTCTTTGTCGGAAAAACAGTCGGGACCCATCTTGAGGACCAGCCCACAGACTGCCGCGCTTTGCTCAAGATCGACCAATTGGTCTGGCTTCCAGATACCGCCTGCGGTTTTCTTCTCCGGCTCGATTGGCGCAATCAAAACATGGTAACCAGACATCTCTGGTAGCTGTTTCGCCTGTGTGATCGCGTCTTCGCCTTCGTCTTCTTTAACCAGTTCCACGGTACTCACTGAATCATCCCCATTTCGCCCGTTTCAGCCCTCTCCTGAATATCGACCAGATCAAGCAAATGACGCTCCGCTCTAGCCAAGCCTTCGATCATTCCAACGAGCTTCATGTATTGATCAAAGCTTTTTGCCGCTCCTCCGGCGAGATCGTCCGCGATGTCGTTCAAATCAGCGCGTATCTCTTGTTGCAGGGTGCTTAAGAGTTTATCGGGCAACAGTTAACTCCTCAAGGGGTTTGTTCTCCATATGTTCATTCTTCGTTCTTTTTGTTCTCATTGTCCATAATTTTCTCGATCATGCTTCCGGCCACTTTCGCCCGGTTCATGGCGTCCTTGGTCTGGTTATCTGCCTGATCGTTCGCGATTTGTACCGCCAGTTCAGCCCGTGCAATGTCTTCCTTGGTCCTGTTGTCGGCCTGATTGTTGGCTATTTCCACAGCGAGACGCTTGCTTTCGAGCGCATCCTTGGCGGCGGCTTCGCCCTGAGCATTGCCAATTTGAGCAGCGAGCTTGCCCGCCTCGACTTCCTTCTTGACGGCGAGTTGATCCGCAGCGGTCTTGGCCCGAAGCTGGTCCGCCGTGGCTTTGCGGCTGACCTCGGCCACCTTGGCGGCGACTTCCTGCTTCTGCATCTGGATGATTGGATCGCCCTGTTCCTGAGCAATCTTGCGATTGGCCTCTTCCTCCTTGTTCTTTTGGAGGAGCTTGGTGGCGGCGTCCTGAATGAGCTTGGACAAGTTTGCCTCGACCTCTGGCGGCAATTCCGCCTCTGGGTCTGGCAGCGCCACGCCCAGATTTTTCTCGATTTCGACGCGATACTGGAATCCGATGTGCTCTTGGATATGCGCCGCAGCCACATTCGATACTGCCTGAGCCATGGGGGATTTCGCCATAAGCTGCTGTATCTTGGGGTCCTCGATAGCCGCCATGTGAACAGTGATGTGCGCCTCGTGGTCCTGCGCGAGGAACGCCTTCACAGGCTTGCCACTGAGGATCGCCATATTTTCGGTGACAGGATCGACAGGCTTCATGTCCGCTTCCAGCGGCACGATCTTCTCCGCGTTATGAAGACCAAGCACATCGATCATCTGACGGTGAAGTTCCTTCAGGTCGTAGATGCCCGGTGCCTGTTGGGACAACTGGAGCGCCGCCTGATACTGCATGATCCGTTGCGCCAGCGTGGAAGCGTTGGGATCGGATACCGGCAGGACATCAACCCGCTTGTCATAGTCCTGAGCGCGTGTCGCGCCTTCTTCCTCGACTTCGTATTCGTATTCCGGTGCCCCGTGTTCCTTGATCAATGTGGCGAGGAGCTTGAGTTCCTGCCGCATGGATGCGTGGATGCGGGCGTTGACCGCCGACATAACTTTCATGCCGCGCTCGATGATCGCCAGCGTAGTCCCGACCGGAGCCTGATTGTTCATGTCGGATATTTTCATATCCGCGATGGAGGCTACCGTGCGGCCCTCTTGAACGATCCCGCCCAGCAACTGGTACAGAACGGCGGACGGCTCTTTATATGGAAGGGGCAGGAAGTTATCCCTCACCGACCCTGCGGGGATATCCGCGTCTCGCCACTCGCCGGGGCGTATCGGACTATCGTCGCCCTTGATCCGCAGACCACGCGCCTTGATACCGCCGGGAAGATTGGCGAGCGTACCGGCATCGCTTAGCTGCCGGAGAATGCTGGTGGCCGACTTGGCGATGCTGCCCAACAGATGGATGAGGCCGATGCCGTAGAACCCGAGACCGGGGACATACTCATAAGGAATGAAGAATTGTTCCTTGGTCTTGGTCTCGTCGGCCTCGCGCCAGTTCCTATATATAGAGAGAATTTGTCGGGTGTCCTTGCAGACCGTTATGACGTAGGGACGGGCGATCTCGGTTTCTTCACCGTCCTCATCCAAGTCTTCGAACCCCTCCAGATCGTAATCGCAGTGCATCTCCAAAAGGGTGTGCCGGTCGTCATGCTCAATACTGGCTTGGTATCCGCCGGTCTTCTGCTCAGCTTTTTCCGTCTCGGAATATTCTGGTGACGGGTCGCCGACTTCCATCATCTTGTACATTCCGGCGTACTGCGCCTTGATGATGTCGTTCTTGTATTGCTTCAGCACATGGGTGTAACGCGGGCAGGAGGCCAAGTCAGAGGCACCGTAGGCGACCACGAAATCTTCGGCTGGGACAAACAGGCTGACCGGCCTGTTCGCGACGCTGTCGAAATACATTTTCTTGAAACCGGACCCAGACAAGCCGACGTTCAGAAGCAGCTTCTCATGCTCCTTCCGATACTCAGTCATGATCTCGGTGGTGTAATAATTCATGTCATCTTTGACACGCTTCGCCTGCCTGACCTTCTCAGGTGTTTCCTTACCGATGATGTTGGTCATCACAGGGCCGGAGGCGGGGAACGTTTCAGTTATGGATTCTGCCTGAAAGCGAATGACCGCCTCGGCCAGAATGGGATGGAAAACGCCTGAAGCACCGGCCCACGGCTCGGTGCGTTCCTCCATCTCAAGACCCAGAAGCTTCAGGCCCTTGACGTAGGCCCTCTCCCAAGGAGCGCGGGAAGACTTGTCGCGCTCATAGTCCTCGATAAGCTCACCGGCCAGAGCGGTGAGTTCCGCTTCTTCCATGTGTTCGGCAAGATTTGCCTCGAAAGGAACGTCTATCTGCTCCTCTTCGGTGCCCTCTTCGGGCTCCATGATCTCGACCTCAATAACCTCCTCATCCTCACCGTTCATCAGCGGGATCGGGTTGTCAGTCATAGCGCGTTCAATTGAGCTTGCCATATCTATTCTCTCAGTAATATTCAGCGTGGCGCTTTAGCACCGGCAATTCCATGTCTTCGTAATCGGATGTGGTCTGAATGAAGCCGCCCTTGCGGAATCTCAGAAGGGCCTGCGTCGAACTGTCTACAAGATCGTCGTGTTCGCCAGCAGGAAATTCAGCAAATTCCTCAATTACCTCTTCTGCCCACCGCGTAGACGGTGCCCATACAGAACCGGACGCAAAGAGATCGGAGACGGCGTTAACGCGGGCGATCTTGTCGTTTCCTCGCGTCGGGGTGAAATCCTGAACGGGGATGTCCATCGCCCGTAATTCAAATATGAGTGGACTACCCGCCGCCTTAGCTTCAACGATGAAAGCGTCAGGTTCCCATTCTTTGTAATGTTCATAGGCGACCGCCTTCAATTCAGGAAACTCCATGCGCTTCTTGAACGCATCCAGCAGGATCACGTTCGCACGGGTTCTTCCGTCCTTTGTGTCGTCGGTGTAAAACACGCCCCATGTCGTGCAGGCGGAAAAGTCGGCGCGTTCATTCTTTAGGAATGCCGTGTCCCACGACTGGATAACGAACTCGCATTCGGGAGGCTTCTTGCCTTCCCACAGCCGCCACCACTCACGTTTGACCAACGCACCCTCGTCGGACGTGGGCTGCTGTTGATACTGCGCCTGCCACTTGGGCAAAGGCAGTTCATCGCGAAGGGCTTCAAGCTGCTCAAGCGGCCAGTATTCCGGCCAGATGGGTTTGCCGGACGGTAAAATTGCGGGAAGCTCTATGACCTCCCATTGATCCACCAGTTCGCCGCGTTCCGCCGCCGCCCTTAGAATCTGCCCCGTGAGATCGCGCTTGGCCCACCGCGTCATGACGATGATCATCGCGCCACCCGGCTGGAGCCGCTGGCGGGGACCGGACGTATACCAGTCGAAGACGGTGTCATAGATTTCCGGTCGGAACTCGGCCTGCTTGGCTTCCTGCTCTGAATGGGGATCATCCAGAATGATCAGATCGCCGCCACGGCCCGTTACGGTGCCGCCGGTTCCGATGGCGAAATATTCGCCGCCCTTGCTGGTCTTCCATTTTCCTGCCGCAGCAGCGTCGGCTTGGATGCTCACGCCGGGGAATATTT